GCCCATGCAGGAGGATTGTTAGCATCAAAGTCTTTTGTTAGCTCGCCTAGCTGTCCTTGTACTGTAGCTTTTTCAGAAGGTGTAGCTGTTGCTGCTTGTACTTCTTCTGTAAACTTAGCAGCCTTTTGTGCATTAGCTGCCCCTGATATAATTTCACCGTCCTGTATCTCACGTTGTACAGGATTCTTCATTAAAATAGCTTCGCCTTGAGCAGCTTCTAAATCAGATACGGAACTTTCTGTTTCTTGAGCAGCTTCTACCTGAGCTTTATCTGACACTTCACCTTTAGCTACGTCTACTTTAGAAGCGGCATCAACATCATCCTTAGTTGTTTCAGCTTCCACTGTCGCCGCAGCCTTTGCTTCAGGAGCAGTTGCATCTGTTGTAGTAGCCTCTGTAGTAGTTCCTGTTTTAGCTTCACCAACCTGACCAGCAGTATCATCTACGATTTGATCGTCTGATGTTTCTATCTTAGTAGCTTCTACAGTTGTACCTTCTGGCATTGATCCCGTAGGATCTTGTAATCTTTCAATAGTAACTTCTGCAGCAGACTTACCTTTTGGTTTATCTTCTGGTTTGTCTTCTGGTGGTGTAGTAGTAGGTGGGGTATCTGCTGTAGTAGAGGCTGAAGTTTTAATAGGGTTTTGTCCTAAAGCTACCAAGCCAGCACTCAGCATTTTGTCATCAGGATTAACAACCCCTGTAAGATTCTCAGATCCAGGTCTTTGGAGGGGTCTTTGATATAAAGAAGCGTTTGGGTCTTGAACAACCATACCCGTATTTGGTAAACTAGTATTTATAGGTTGGAACATGTTAGAAGTTGGTAAAGTAGTAGCAGCCTTTTCTTCTTCTGACATTAAGTTATATGCAGAATTCAATACTTCTGTAGGATTTACAGGTATAGCACCACCAGCGCGATAGTTTTGTACATAACCCCCACTTGCCATTTTCATAGCAGACTTTCTGTAAGTATCCATTTTTTGCATAGCACTGGGGTTACTCTGTAAGTACTGATCAAACTTATCCATATCACCTTGATAACCAAGTGAACCCGCAATACGTTTCATTGCCTCTGGCTTAAATCCTTTAAACTGCATCATTGTGTTACTTCCTTATTATCCATTTACTACTTCGTTTAATCCCCAAGTCATAGCGGCCAAGCCTATTATAAATACTAATACACCTGCTGTCAAGGATAAACCCCAAAATAATCTATCTCTAGCTGCAGCCTGTTTCTCTAATGCCTCTTTGTGGCGTTGTCTAGCAGCAGCTTGCTCCTTGACTACTAAATCCCACATTCCTGGTGGTCCATACAACTGACACGCTGAACGCAATTCATCCATTGCTTCTTTGTGTTTCATCTTAGCTTGGGCGATAGCAAACCCTTCTTCTTCAGATGAAGACAGTCTACCTAGTGGGCCTTTGTGTTTACCCTTTTCAGCAAGCTGTATTTCAGAATCAAGCTTTGCTAGTCTACCAAAGTGAGGTAGTAAATCAGCTACATCACCACCAGCCTTGACTGCAGAGCTAACTGCACCTGCTATCTTAGTTACTGCGCCAGCAAGTGCTAGTACTTCAATCATTTATTTTCCTACTTGCATCCACACAGCAGTAGCTATAAATGTCAGTACTGCAACTGTACCTAATTGTATGAGTGTTTTCCATATACTTTTCTTTGTATCACGCCATGAGTCTAATAGACTACGTAATTCTCTAATATCAGTAGCTGCATCTAAGTCAGCCAATCCTAAGTCACACAAGGCTTGCCTAGCACCCTTCTTAGCGGCTCTATCCATCATAGCTTCTAGTTGCTCTGGCGTTAGCGGGGTCATGTGTTTACCTCATAATAAGTAACAAATATAGCACCACTAGATGCGTCAGCAGTAGAACCTGCACCACTTTCTGAGGAAGAACCCCCAGATCCCGCCCCGTAATCGTTACCTGCATCAGAAGAACCCGCCGCACCGCTTGAGTGTTGTACACCCGCACCACCTTGGAAGGTAGCACTTACGTCAGAACCCCATTCTGACGGTTTAGTAGGAGCCACAGTAGTAGCACCTTTAGCGTAACCCGCTGCTGAAATTGTTGTTCCATTATGACCACCAGATCCTAAATCTGGAGAACCCCCACCGCTAGACGCAGATTGATCTCCACCAATTAAGAAACCAACAGACTTACCACCAGTAAAATTACTCTCACCGCCAGAGCCTGTACCACCCTCAGATGCAGAGCAGTGCCCCCAAGTAGTTGTAGCAGTTGAAGAGTTTTCTCCTACAGGGGTGGTTGCAGTAGCTGTGGTGCTGGGATTACCTTGTGCCTGACCAAACCCACGCAATCCACCACTTGCAGAAATTGTTGTGCCTGTTCCGTTAGGGTTAAATGTGGTTGTGCCCCCGTTACGCCCTGATGTTCTAGTGCCACTACTAGCAGGATAAGATGTACCTCCACCGCCAGCACCAATACTAATACTGGCAGAAGTGATACCATGATCCTGCACAGAGTATCTGCGGAATGCTGTACCACCCGCGCCGCCGCCAGAGCTTACCTTTTCACGACCAGAATCTGTAGAGCCTCCACCGCCAGAGCCACCGCCACCTACAACATATACATGATACTGAACACAACCTGACTGTGCTGGCGACCAAGAAGTACCACTAGCTTTTATTTCTGTTGTGCCTTTCTTTCTAAGTATCCTAGTTTTACTACGGTAGTTAGAAAAAGAAGTAGTAGCGCCTGATGCTGGCAAATCGCTGGGCACAGGATTCGTACCACTATTTAGATTTGCATTAAGGGATACAGCACCAGACTGTCCATAGTAGTCGCGCAACTCACTCATAGATATTGAGCCAGAAGCGTGACCAAAGTTATCTATTGCGGTTATTGTCATTACGCGCTACCAAATGCTGTTACATCGTTCTCTACAGTAAGCGCACCTGCACTTGTTAGTTTAAGTCTGTCTGTGCCTTGATAAGCAAACTTTAAATCAGAACCAGATTGAGTAATTGTCCAGTCACCTAAATCAATAGTAGATGCTTGAAATGATTGTGAGGAACTACCAGCAAGAGCAGCCTTACCGTCTAACGCAGTCTGTAACCCATCAACATTTGATATAACATGGTTATGACTGTCATCCGCTACAGTGGCTGTAATAGTAGCATTAGCTGTACCATTAAAAGAAGCACTACCTGAAACATCGCCTGTAAGACTGATAGTACGTGATGTAGCTAATGCTGTAGCAGTAGATGCATTGCCACTTAATGCGCCTTCAAACGTACTTGCTACAAACGTTTCACTACCTATAGTCCACTTATCACTTGTCTCATTCCATACAAGAGTTTTGTTATCAGATGTACCACGTTCAATTTCAATACCACCATTTTGTGAGGGGGTTCCTGTCTCATTAGAATTTAATAATATCTGATTATCAGCTAAGTTAATAGTCTCAGTGTTTACTGTAGTAGTTGTGCCTGATACAGTTAAGTCTCCACCTACAATAACATTACCTGATGTAGTAAGGCTACCTACGGTAACTGCACTAGGTAAACCAATTTGAATCTGGTTGTTGCTTACTGCAGTCTCAATTTCATTAGCAGTACCAGCAAAGTTTAAAGTGTCTGTAGCTAAAGCCACGCTATCGTCAGAACCACTATCAGCACCTACAGTTAGTGCGGTAGTAATAGAAGCAGTGCTTACAGCAGTAACTAAACCTTTACCATTTACAGTAACAACAGGTATAGCTGTAGAGCTACCAAACGAGCCTACATTAGAGTTTACTGTATCCAAAGTTGTTGTAAGGGTAATGTTACCTGTGCCATCAAAATCTGTAGCACTAGCATCTACATCACCATCAATAGTAATGCTTCTTGCAGTTTTTAATGCAGTTGCAGTAGATGCATTACCTGTTACGGCACCTGTAATATTGCCTGTAATCTGTCCTGTCACACCAAGAGTACCACCAATAGTACTATTACCAGTAACACCAAGAGTACCGCCTACTGTAGCGTTATTGGTAACTGCAGCACTAGCTAATGTAGATGCACCCGTAACCCCTAATGTACCACCTACTGTAGTGTTACCTGTAATAGCTGCTGTGCTAGATAACGTTGTTGCTCCTGTCACACCTAGTGTACCACCTACAGTAGCGTTGTCTGTAACAGTTAGTGCATCTGATACTGTAGTACCATCTATATATGCATTTTTAAATCTAGTACTATTAGATCCCAGATCTAACGTGTTTGCAGTCTTAGGCAGCACTTGCGATCCTGATACAATAAGATCTTGGCTTGGTCCTACCTTTGTAATAGGTGCACCTTCACCTGCAGTACCATCGTGCTTATGGCCTGTAGAAGCATTAAACCCTGATTCAATAGCGTTGTACTCTGCATCAAAATCGTCAGCGTCAATAACATTACCATTAGCAATGTTGTTTGCGGTATCTTGTCTAGTATAACCTGCCATAGTGTTTCCTTATTGTCTATCTTCTTGGCTGTATTCCAACAGCGCAGTATCTAAAGTAAAAGTAGGGTTGGTAGATAAATCTTCTAATCGTATTGCTACAGTTTTACCAGACCCAATTAAATTTGTATTATAAACTTTATCTAACTCTCCACCATATGTAGAGCTATTAAACACAGAAGACGAAGCTCCAAATAAAAACACTTGACTACCTGTACTTGATATTTGTTGTGTAGAAGGTTGAACAACTTTTGTATTTGTAGCAGAAGCAAAATCATACTTAATGTTTAAGTCTAGTGTCATACTTGCAGATGGCTCTGCGTAAAGTGTCATTTTGTAAAATGTTTTACGGATCTGAGGATCTGAGATAGGCATAAATGGAGATTCATAGATAGCCTCTATATTGCCCCCATCAAAATTAGAGCCTGTTTCCATTACATATACATAACCATTTTCATTAGAAAACGCTAAAGTTTCAGATGTTCCTGTATATCTACTGTCTGCAATAAATGCTTTTATACCTTTTGTAGTAGACCACGCTAAACCGCCAGCACCTTGCGATACAAACTTTGTTGCTATTAATCCTTTTGCAGCCTCTGTTTGTTCTGATAGTACATATGCAAAAATACGATACTGAGATTTTTCTTTTAACACAACTGAACAAAACTCAGGAGTCTGGCTTAAAAATGTAGTAGCATCTCTTACAATAGTATCAGAAGCAATGTCTAATCCAAAATCACCAATACGATCTGTGGCGCTTAACAATCTTATACCATCAGGGGATAGATACATAATATCACCGCCAACCTCCTGAATAGTATCACCGTTGACACAACCAATACGATCCGTAATAGGTGATACTTGAAAGTCTGCGGAACTACTCCCAGTAAGTCTTTTAATTGTATCAGTAGTAAATATAATAAGTTGTTCACGAAATACTGCTAGTCCTGTAATATCATTAGCTACGTTAATAGAACCTGCGCCATTTGCTACATTAAAATCATCTACGGTAAAAGGAGCGGTAAAAAATACTGTATTACCTTTTGCGTAAAAAGCTGTATTTTTAAATATAGCTACATGCTGTGCGCCTAAAACATCTGTACTATTTGAAGAAGTCATAAAAGTAGTACTGTTACCAGATGTATTATATACTGCAGGATAATTAGTACCATCTACAAATATAACTTTATCGTCACCGTCTAAATTAAATAAAACACTTTTAGCTTTACCACCATTTGTAGCTGCACTAGTAGCCATGCTAGTCCACGAATTACCTGTACTGTAATAATACTGAGTATAGTTATTTGCATTTTTACGCGCTGCAACAATTCGACCTGAACTGATAACTTTTAACGCAAGTATAGGACCACTACCTGTAACTTGTTGTGCACTGTACTTTGAATACCCACGTATTTTAGAATAACCACCCTCTTTATTTACCTCAAAGTTTTGTAGTAACGTAGCAGAACCTACAGCATTAGTACCTTGCTGTAGTGCAGTAAGATTAGAGATAAGCCCACCTCTAAACTCAATAGGAAATGTCTGCCATTGTGTTGCCATTAAAAGTGTACTCTCAAATCACGTACATACTCTGTACGATTTATATTTATACTACGTAAATGCTTAATGCCCTGTGTAAATTTTTGCATAGACAATTGGGCTGCTTGCATATCGCCTCTAAATTGATATGCGTAATACATTGCACCATCTACAATAACGTAACGATACTGTTCAGGAAGATTTGGTACGTCAGAAAAAAGTTCTAAGTCAAATCCTGTAGAGTAATACTCATATATTAATTCATATGCTTTATCAGGACTAGGTACTACTAATAACTCTCGACTAGGGGCACGTACTATATAACGTGGAGTTCCTGTATTACTAGAGTTATACTCAGTATCTACATGTTTGTCAAGGTATTCTTCATAACTAAGTACTTTAAGTTTAATAGTATTCGTTGCTAGGTTATCATCACGTTTAATTCTAAAACTATTCATGTTAATTGTTTTTGCATCATAAGGATAGCTATAGCGAGTTTCACCAGCAAGTAGAACTTCTTCTTGCTCTACATGATTCCAAGGCCACTCGTACTCTTCTTGTTGAATGTGACGAATAGAAGAGTTTACTGCATCTTTAGCAAAACTATAAAAACCTGTAGTAGTAGCAAAGTTAGCAGAGGTTAATTCTACTTCATTAAGCCTACGATTTACATCATTAACTAACCCAAGATAATCGTATGCCATATTACTTCTCCCTCACGCGCAACAACACAGAACGCTCATACTGTAGTGCGCCTACTGTAGTTATTTTACACGTAATCTTATAACGTTTATTATTAGTGCCTAAACTTAATCTAATTGTAGCAACAGTATTAGTATATGTACCCTGTACAAACTGTAATCCATCAACAATATTAGTAGCATTAACTTGTGTTTTAGTACCATCTGCAGCATCTATAAACCAAGTAACTGCAGAAATAGTATCTGTACCTAAAAAGCGTGACCAATCAATGCTGTAGTCAAGCAATTCATCTTTATCTTTATCAGGCCACTTATATGACATTTGTTATCCTTTAGGCTGCAACTCTAATTGTTTGATTAATCCTACTTATTTCATTAATCACAATGGTTCTATTATCTGGTCTAATATGCACTACGTTTTCTCTTGGTACTGCTACCGCATAAATAACTCTATCTTTATCAAATGCGTTTATATTAAACTGGAATGTAACTCCTGTAGCAACTACACTTCCTACATTTGTATTAGCAGCTACACTATTTAGTAACTCAGATATATTTGCTTTTACACTTGCTACTGTACCTGTAGCTGAAACAGATAGTAATTTTTCAGATATATCAATTTCAAATCCATCGAAGCTAACGGCTTCAATTGCACCAGATGCTGATACACCTACAAGTGTTTGATTAGCGTCACCAGAAGGTATTACATTTGTTATTGTACCTGTAGCAGCTACACTATTTAGTAACTCAGATACATTAACTGTTAGGCTACCTACTGCACCTGTAGCTGAAACAGATAGTAAGTTTTCAGATACATCAACTTCAAAGCCACCAACAGAAACTGGCTCAATAGATCCTGTAGCACTTACAGATGCTAATGTATGATTACCTTTAGCATCAAACCCTACAGTTACTACTGTACCTGTGGCTGCTACACTAGCAAGTAATTCAGAAATATTTACAGTTACTGTGCCTACGGCTGTTGTAGCACTTACAGAGTTTGTAACTTCGTCAGGGTTTATAGAAGGTGTGCCTACCGCACCTGTAGCAGATACACTAGCAAGGCGCTCAGTAACATGTTCTACAACAGTAGAGACTGCACCCGTAGCAACTACACCTGTAATAGGTACTTCTGCAGAAACACCTGATACAGATGATGCTAGAGTAGTAGTTGCTAACGGTGTAAAACCAAACATGTTCTATAATTACCTTAAAGTTATTCTGACTTTTAAGCCCATCAATAAGCCACCCATCCTGTAGAGTTGTCAGACTGATAAGCACTCTCATCCCAATAAAAAAGTGTATCTTCTACGACTGGGGCTGGAATAGGCGGCTCCCAAAGATATGTTTCTGAATTAAGTGTCCAGCTAGGGTATGGCTGTGGCTCGTAAAATCCTACGCCATCATATTTCCAATCAACACCAGCATAGTTTTTTCGCAAAGCCTTTGTCTGGTCAGAGGATGGGGTGTTGCTATTAGGTTCGTAATGAACCCCACCCCTAGTGTTATATGAACACTTTATCCAATCACCCGCAGATGTATCGACAAAGGTCTCAAAAAAATCTGCTTTAGCTACAATAACATTGACCACCGTTCCGTCTAATACTTTTGCATAATGACCCATTTTTTATCTCCTTTCTAAGTTGG